TATTAGTTGAAAGAAGGAGAAATAATCAATGAAAACGAAATTGTATTACCTGTTTCTGGCAGTCATGTGGTGGCTGCTGGGATAGGTGGAAAGGAGAAGGATATGAAACCAATATTGGATGCTTGCTGTGGTGGCAAGATGTTTTATTTCGACAAATCTGATGATAGGGTATTATTCCAAGATATTCGAAAAATAAAGACAACTCTTTGTGACGGTAGGATTTTTGAAGTAAACCCTGATGTTCAATGTGGTTTTACTAACATGCCATACGAAGATTGTACATTTTCTATGGTTGTATTTGACCCACCTCATTTAGTCTATAGCAGGGGAAAGAAATCTAAAATGGTTGATATGTATGGTTCCCTTAGCGAAAAAGCTATGCCGACTGGTTACCAGCAAATAAAATATGGAGCGTTATATTCCGATTGGAGAGATATGCTTTCAAAAGGCTTCAAGGAATGCTTTAGGGTCCTTAAATCAGGTGGATTTCTGATTTTCAAATGGAATGAAACGGACGTAAAGGTTTCTGAGGTTTTGAAATTGACATCTGAAAAGCCAATATTTGGTCACATATCAGGAAAACGCTCAAATACACATTGGATATGTTTTATGAAGAATTAATTATGGGAAAACTGAAGGTCTATTATGGATGGACAAAAAATATGTCCTATCATTTTGTGTAAATGATAATTATTAGTTAAAACTATAATGAGTTCATTAATTCATCATTATATGAGTTGTAATTGTAGTATGATTTTATTAAAGTGTTAACTATAGGCTTGCATATAAAATCAAATCCAAAGGCTCTTAAGAAAATAAAAAAAGTATAGTTATATATTTTGATATATTTGAGAGTATATTTGATTTCTTTTAAAATTCGTTCATTTCTAGTATCTTGTCCCCATTGTGAATATAAGTCACAAAGAATCCTTCTTGTGAGTTCAAAGTATTCTGGGAAATGTCTTAATTCAAAACATGTGGCAATCTGTCTATCAAGCATAATTTTTCCAGTTTCTTTATCCGGTTCTACTAAATCTTTAATTAATAGATGATACGTATTAAATCTCAAATCTCTTTGCTTAAGATTTTTTTCTGAAATAAATTTATACATTGGGACTATGATACCCAATAAAGTGATTATAAGACCTGCTATTTTAAGCAGAAATTCATTTGTAAACGATTCCATATTATTTAATAGTATTTTTTGTAAAAAAAGAAATAATATTTTAAATATGCAAGCAATATCCATCAAACAGCCGTGGGCAAGCCTAATCGCTCACGGTATCAAAGACATTGAAAACCGGACTTGGAAGTGTCCTCAGAAGTACATCGGCCAAAGGGTACTGATTCATGCTGCATCGAGTAAACCAGAATTTAGATACAGCTTTTTGCAATATGATATAATCAGACGGAAATCACAATCTTTGATTTTTAACTGTACGTATGACGGATTCCCCAAAGGTGCTATCATCGGCAGCGTGGTTATAACCGATTGTGTACAGAACCATCCTTCAGTCTGGGCTGAGAAAGGTTGTTGGAACTGGGTGCTGAAGGATGCGGTTCTGTTTGACAAGCCTGTTCTGAATGTGAAAGGGAAACTTAGTTTTTGGGAGTTCTCTTGTCTTTAACAAAAAAACCGATGATTGCTTTTATTATTAGCAATGTCATAAATCCTAATATAACAAAGCCAGTTCCTCGTGCGATATTGAATATGCAAAAAAGGTGAGATTTATCTATAAGTGTTGATGCAACTTCTAATAATGTTGAACAGTTCGCTAATGAGAAAATACAAAAGAACCATTTATAATTATCTTCCATCATAAAAGAACAAATATCTCTACAACCTTTAAAGATGAAGAATATACCTAATATACTAATGATAATGGAATAAAAGGTTGTAGTGTATGCGATAGAAAGTGAACATGGTATTATGATTTGTTGATACCATAAATATGTTTTAAACTCTTCTATTCCGACAAAGCATAACATGTATATTGTTAAAGCGTTTGCAATTATTGTTATGATGATTGATTTTTCATTTTCTTTTAAAGAAGATAGAAATTGTGCTATAGCTTCCATGTGTTAAGTATTTTGCGTTTCTGTAATATTACAAGAACCATGACAAATAATCCACTGATAGTCCTTGTCAGTGCTTTGTGAATACCCGGTCACCGCCACAAAACAGTTACCGGGTATTCACAAAGCACTAATATAAGATGACCTTTAATGTATTGGTTAATAGTTAAATTCCATTTTTTTGATTTCAAAAGATGGGTCTTTTTGATTGACAAGATCTAAATCTCTATAATATTCTTTATCCAAATTATATGATATGGCATCATTACTTTGCACTTTACCTCTTTTATATGTTAAAACCAGTTGTTGAGACTTACTACGTTTAAAGAATCTACAAAGAGAGCAACCAATAAGCTCAAAATCTTCATCTATTACACTAGGTCTAATAGCAACATTTATACCCATTCCATCTTTTCCAAGTTTAGAACTAGGATACATTACACCGTCTATTTGAGGGAAAGAATCAAGTAATTTCTTTGTAAATTCTGCTGTGTATGAATAACATTCTTTCTCTTCATCTGGGTTTGTTGGCACAAATGCAAATTTTTGAGAAAGTTCTTTCAAAAGAATAATGTCATCATCATTGAGATTATATTCTTGAATTAAATGTTTCCACATTTCAAAATACCAAACAAAATCAACTGGTGGATTTTCATAACTATCAAAAATAGGAATGACAAAAAGATTTATATCACGCTTATTTCTCCAGGCAGAATAGGTTAAATCTCTAATTCCAATATAATTATCATCACTGACTCCTTTATGCGTTTCAAGTAAACAAGTTAATCGTGGTACACCGTCATCTTTCAGGCTTTCGGAAAAAATAGCTCCATAAAACATTGGCTCATTTTTGAAATTAGCCCTCATTAAACTAGTGTTTTTTGCAGGGGCATATGAGACTTCTGACTTGTGACGAAATAAATCATTCTCCTTATTATGCAGTCTTACTCTAATGACCTTACTCCCTTTCTTTAGGACTCTTATTAATAAAGGATTATTGACTATTCTATCAAAATCTTTCATACATACAACAAATTATCTATTGAACAGAAAAAGGGAGCCAGCCCACACGAATAGAAGCCAACTCCCCCACACGATTATGATGCAAATATAAGAATTTCCAACTAAATAAATCGTGCTATGACAAAAGAATTTTCATCAATCGTGGAGTTGAAATCAATACGTGAACAGAAATCAAGATTATCAGAACGTGAGCAGGAGTTATCCTCCCCTATCCTGACTGATTTTACTCTCATCCCGGAGATTTATGAGTGGTTCAGAGAGATACTTTCCGGGGCAGATTGTCCGCCCAATCCGGAAAGTGTTACCCAGCGAAAGAAGTTCCTCTTTATCGTGTTGTTCTTGTTCGCCCCTAGTGTGCTTGCCGGCGGACGGCTACCGAACGGTATCCGGGCAGAAATTTCCGGCGTGTTCCCAGATGTGTCCCCGTGTGTAATATCAAACAATATCGCTGATGTTTCCTTTATCTACCAGCAGTATAAGGATTTCCGGCAAGATATAGAGTATCTTTACAACCAGATTTTAGAAAGATTGAAGGTCAAAGGACTAATCAAGTAGAAGTGGAATGATATTACTACCTCCAAGATGTAAAATACAATTTTTCGAAATAATTATATACAACTTTCAAGAAAAATTATATATCTTTGCTGGAGAAAAAATCTCTGCTGCAACAGAGATTTCTTCAAGTCCAGTGGTGGACATAATTTTTTTATTAATTAATGAATTGCAAATTTACAGAAAAACAAAAGAGGAAGCGTATAATTAGCGCAAAAGAATGTGAAATTGAACTAGGTTCAATTCTCACAAAACTGTTTGAAGCATACGGAGATGCAGTAAAACAGTATAATAAAGAGATAGTGCTAACTCCTCCAGAAGCTCGTATGAGAGGATTTGAAGCACACTTGTTGAATGTCAAAATAGTACAATCAATACAGAAGTATTTTAGTAGAGATTGGAAAACTGGAAAGTATGGTAGATTCATGCTTTATGTGAAGGGATATATAATTCTGTTCAAGAAATTGGATAAGAATGATATGCCGATGAACATACGTACAAAAATGACTGATTCGATAGAGAACCAATTGCAAGGGAGATTGTTTCAGGACGACGAGGACCCAACAGCTCCTATTTTGTTTTTTGGTTACAAAAAGAATCAATTTGGTGAATTAGTTGACCCAAAGCTGGTTTATATAGATGAAAACAAGGTTAAATGGGCTATAAACAAACCTGCTACAGAAGGTCTGAAACCGACAGTTGTTTTGAAACCGTCTGTTCCTGCAGCATCTGTATCACTGAAAGGTGCTAATAAAGCCAAAACAGCCGAGAATAAATAACATAAATTATTAACCCGTCTGCCACTGGATGTTTTTATAGTAATAATATTTAAGACCACAGTCTTAAATTGGAAATTAAACATACGATTATGAATTTCAATTATAAGCAGCTAACATTTGTCAGGGAATATCGTGGCTATTCACAAACAGAATTAGCATCAAAAATTCCGGGCTTATCGCAATCCAATTTGTCTAAATTTGAAAAAGGATTGGGAATATTATCTGCTGATGTTGTGAAACGGATTATTGACTTTTTGGGCTTTCCTGAAGAATTCTACAATGTAAAGATAGGTAATAATGTCGATAATGCCCACTATAGAAGAAGAAGCGGAATCAGTAAAAAGGATCGTTGTCACATCGATTACTCAAATAAAATTATTGGATATTTAGTAGATGAAATGTCTGATTCTATTGAGTTCCCTGAAATGAATCTAAGATTTATTGACCTTGAAGAAGGTTATACTCCTGAGTCTGCAGCGAAATTTACACGTAGATATATGGGAATTCCGGATTCAGAACCGGTAAAGGACATCTGTACTTTATTGGAAAAATATGGCGTTATTATAGTAGAAAAAGACTATGACGAAGATATTTTTGATGGAGTGTCATTCACAACTGATAAAGGAGCATTTGTATTAGTATTAAATAAGAATTTTAGCAATGACCATAAAAGATTGACAATAGCACATGAATTAGGACATATTATCATGCATTTGTCTCCTAACTATCCAATTCCAGATTATAGAGACAAAGAGAATGAGGCTTTTAGATTTGCTGCAGAATTTTTAATGCCTTCCGAGTCTATCAAGCCGTCTCTTAGAAATTTACGTTTGAACTATTTGGCTCCATTGAAAGAATATTGGCTTACATCAATGGCTTCAATTATTAGAAGGGCCAAAGAATTAGCATGTATAGATGAAAATAAATATAAGTATTTCTATATAGAACTTAGCAGAAGAGGTTATACTAAGCATGAACCTATAAATGTAGATATAGATGAGCCATCTGTTTTCTATGAGGCCTATTCTTTATTTAAAACAGAACTTGGATATACAATGAATGATTTGTCTAAAGCTTTTAAACTTCCTATTGATATAATTCAAGATTTCTGTGAAAAGGATAAAAAAATGTTTCGATTAAAAATTGTAAGATAATAGAAAAGCCGGGACGCTATGTTTCCGGCTTTTCGTCAATAATATACAGAATGGTAATCATCAAACTGTAACACTCAAAATAGCTATGTTATAATAGCTTATTTGGTTCCATCCCTATAAAATCAGTTAGTACAGAATGCCAATATGATACATTAGCTCTGCTAGGATGGTAAATTCTTATGCATTTTATCTCATTCTCATTGTCTATAAGATACTTGCCATTATAATAATCTGTACCATCCTCCCAATTTGTGTTAGGCAAATGATTATAAGCTCTATTCCCCCATACAATCAGTAAATTGGGCTTCAGTTCTTTAATTACATTATAGAAAAGAGGAGTGGAAAGAGCATAATCATCATTAGAATATAACACATTTGATGCCTCCTCTATGTATGCAGTTTGAAGAAAATTATAGAAAGATATGCTATTCCATAATTTTAGGCTTTCTTCCATTGTTACATTTTCTTTCCCATAGAAAATTTTGTCAAAGGGGTAAAATGTTTTAGTCATCCACCCTTGCTTCTCGCCGATGTCTTTTCTAAAATCAATATATGATTTCACTATCCTTTGTGTAAAATTGCTGCAATCTTCCATTTCCTCAAAAGAGCAATTTCCATAGACACCACATCTATCACATCCACCACAATAATGGCTGTCACCAATAACAAGAATCTTATAGTTCTTTTGTTGGTACTCACTTCCGATCCAAGGCTTGAAAAAAGTATCCATACAGTAATAGTTTTAGTAATTTTACAAAGGTCTTTCTTAGTTATGATATGAAAGCCGGAGCGTTATGCTTCCGGCTTTAGTTTTATGCTTCATATCCCTCATAATAGTAAGATTGAGTAATCCCCTTGAATATTACTTCACGGTCATCTACTTGGTCTGTTAATGCCTGTTGCAACAATACCCGGAGTTCCAAATCATTTATAGGGCTGCGTTCCATAGCTTGTAGATACAGGTTTTTATCCACATTGCGCCAGTCTATTACTTTTTTCAGACGTTTTTTCAATATCATATCCAGCCAAATACGGGTGGCTCGCCCGTTGCCTTCCATAAATGGATGGGCGATATTCATTTCCACATATTTGGCAATGATTTCATCAAATGTCGTTTCCGGCATCTTCTCTATAACCGGGAGAATTGCATCAAGATACAAGCAGTTGGCAAAACGGAAGTTTCCTTTGGCGATGTTCAATGTACGTACCTTTCCGGCAAAGTCATACAAGCCATCGAACAAGTAGCGGTGAATCTCGCACAATCCTTTCACCGTTCCTACTCCAATTTTATCTATATCACCTGTTTCAAATAAGGCATGGGCTTTTTCAAGGCTTAATTTGTCTATTTCGTTTGTTGTCATGGTTATTTTCCTTTCTCTATTTTGATTCTTAGAGGATAAAGCCCCGAACCATAAGGAACGGGGCTGGAATAATCGTGTTTAAATATTTGATGTTGCACCACTAACACTATCAGTTTCTTCCTGTTCATTTTTTGAACTAACAGCTTCTTCAATTAACCCATTTACTTTTTTAGTATATTCATCATCAGGGTCTTCTTTATATATAATTTTAGTTACTCTTTTATCAACAATATAAATATAATCGCCTAAATCAAAATTACCACCTTTGGTTTTACATCTAAATCTATGTTTAACCCTCCATCCGCAAAATTCAGGTTTAAAGCCAACAGAAGCATTTCTTATTGAATCTGTATAACCATTTACAATACTCATTTTTGATTTAACTTCATCTAAATGTTCTCTCATTTCATTGTATGCTTCTTCATACTTGCCCCTCCCATAAGATGAATAGCTATCTCTCCATATTTCTGCTGTTCTTTGCGCATCTTTTACTTTATCAAGTCCTTCTTGTACGTCATCGAGAAATGAGCGTGCTATATAAGCATAAGATTTGATTACTGAATCTGTATATATAGATGTAAATGCACTATCTATTTTAGTTTCAACAGGTTCATAACTCTCAAAATCATAAAGGGTTTTGAACATTTCTTGTTTTATAAGTTCTGCTACCTTTTCTTCGCGAGATTTACAGCCCACAAGTAAAAACGTGGGCAATAAAATAAATAGTATTTTTCTCATAATTCTAAATTTAAAATTAAACATTCGGATTCAATTTTATCTCCTTACCGCAGTGAGGACAGTGTATAACTCCCTCTTTGGGTTTATCAAAGAGTTCTGTTACTGGCACACCTAAAGCGGTGGCAATCTGTTCTAATCTCTTTAATGGTGGGTTTCCATTATCTCCCATAGCGATACTTAACCCAGTTTCAGTCATACCGATTTTAGAAGCCAGTTCTTTTGCGGTAATTCCTTTTTCTCGCAACAATTCTTTAATTCTCATTTAAATTTAGTTTTATAGCACAAAAATATCTACTATTTAAATAATAAGCAAATAATTTAAATATCAATTTTATATTTAGATTTTATTAACTATGAAAGCTTGTTCTATAATTTAAATATCAATTATATTTGCAGCATAAAATTTAAACAGCATTTAAAGAACTAATAAATATAAGAACTATGGCAACAGAAAAGAGAAACCTATTAAAAGAGATTATGAACCTTGCTTGGTCATTTGTACGCAAGAACGGTTATTCAATGAGTGAAGCATTGAAATGCGCTTGGACTAATATCAAACTTCGTGCATTGCTTCATAAGAAGGTGGTTGAGTTCTATTTCAAGAAAACAGACGGCACACTGCGTCAGGCTTTCGGTACTTTAATGAGTGGCAGAATACCAGAGACAAAGGGTACAAAGAAAACAGCAGATAACTGCCAGGTGTATTTCGATTGTGAAAAAGAAGAATGGCGTTGTTTCAAAAAATGCAACCTTATAAAGATAGCTTAGTATTAACATTTAAAAGAATATGACTTATGAGAATTATAGACTTTAATCCTGAATTGCACAAGATAACATTTACTAACAAACAAGAAACAGTAATAACTGAATCAAACATTATGTTATTAAAACGAATGTTCAACAACCCCGAAAAATACCAGTATTACATGAAAACACTTTGGCTGTTGCGTTCTCTGAGTGAAAAGAAATGTTGTAAAGATGGCATGATAGACTCTAATGATGAAGTTTACCCGATATTTAGGCTTGCAAATGAACTTATTGGTAGTCTGCTACGAGAAGACACCTTTTTTGACTGCGAAGGTAATCTTATGCAAGGCTTTAATCCAAACATGATGAAAACTGCAATGTAAATCCCTCACACGATTATTTTGAAACAATCAGCCAAATGTTTGTTCTGATTACGGCAATTTTTAGGATAAACATTTGGCGGTTGGTAATTTTGCCATAGAATGAAATGCGCTTCGTGGCAGTTGCGCTGCAAAGATATTCAAGGCATTTCTTTCAAGGGGTAAACTGCCACTTTAGACCTCTTTTAAGATTTGCCTTTTTATATGTCAGGCGTGACAGGTCAAGGCAAGACATTCAGGTGTGCATGGGTTCAAATCCCAGCTTGCTACTACGGTCAAAATAAAATCCTCATTGATGAATTGACCGGCCATCAATGAGGATATGTTTAATTCAGGTTTTACAGCGTATGAACAAAGAAACCATAAATGAATCCCAATTCATACGGTACAAAGATAAGCAAATTTCTTATTGTACCTACAATGGCAGGATATATATTTCTTGCAAGGGGCTTAATTCTGATGTCGGGATAAGCATAAGCGAATGGAAATCAAAGAACATGTTGCAAATAAAAACGTATGCAGCCGAAAACGGATTGAAACTAAGAGAAATCATGTATTTCGGCCAGTATCTAGAAATCGGGATAGCTTTGATGTATTTCGCAAACAATAAAGAATTGACAGAGTGTGTAAAGAGTCAGATTGGTAACTTAAATTCAAAAAATATGAATGAGATACAGGTTTTACAGAGAACAACTTTATTAGGTAAAGAACTTACCGTTTACGGCAATGCAGAGAATCCGTTGTTTCTTGCTAAAGATGTAGCAGAGTGGATTGAATACGATGTAAGCAGCCTTAATAAACTCGTAAATACAGTAGACGAAGATGAAAGGCTGGTCGGAACATTATTCCGGTCAGGTCAGAACCGTCAAGTCTGGATGCTGACAGAGAGCGGTTTATATGAAGTCCTGATGCAAAGCCGCAAGCCAATAGCCAAACAGTTCAAGAAAGGCGTAAAAGCCATACTGAAAGAAATCCGAACTAAAGGCGGTTATATGGCAGTAAAATCGGATGATACGCCAGAAGAAATCATGGCAAAAGCCATCCTGTTAGCAAACTCAACCATCGAAAGGCAGAAAGAACGAATATCTGTACTTGAAACCGAAAAGAATCTGGTAGAAGAACAGAACAGACTGATGGCGCCAAAAGCTGCCTACTTCGACAATGTCCTTCAAAGCGAAGGATTGATAACAACAAATATCATAGCCAACGAACTTGGCATGAGTGCCAAAAAGCTGTACAAGATATTAAAAGATTTAGGCGTATTGTACAACCAGAATGGGGTTTACATGCTTTATGCCAAATACAGGGGATTAGGTTATGACAAGTACAGGACACACACCTATACAAGTGATACCACTGGTATGCAGGTTGCAAAGCAATACTTGTGTTGGACGCAACTTGGTAGAAAGTTTATACTTGATTTAGTAAACAGTAAATCGGCAGCTTAAAAACCGTTCATACACACGTCATTAAGTTGGCGTGTGTATAAAATGAAACAATTGGCATATTGTTTCGTATGTACTAGCAATTTATTCTGTTTTGAGGTAAGTATATACTATTTTTGAATAGTAAAATATTAATAATCAAATGAAAACAATCAAATATAATGGCCAAGAAGTAGAAGCCTACTCGCTGATAATGACGAAGGCTAATGCTTTGGATATTCTCAATGGCAAGAAAGTTATAGAAGCTCGTAAGCTAAGTTCTAAATACGAAAAGATGTTTACAAATTTCAAGCAACTTGAAGAAAACGAGAGATTGAGAAAAGAAGGACGTGAAAATGAGTGCCAGCCTATTCTGCGTACTGATATAGAAGCAATTCATTTTTATAGCACAGGTGCCCCGTGGTTTCTTGATGTGGCGATAGATGAAATCGGTATTGGCGAGGTTACTGAAGAAGGTATAAAGTTCATGCAAGAAGAATTTGGCTTTCATGAGTTTGATGAGCAGTTAGAAGAGTTCAAGAAGAATCCACCCGAAGAAACGCCGTTATTCTACTACTTGCATATTTGTGAAATAATCAATCATGATGGATTGAAATAAAAAAGGTCAAGCCGCTTTATGCGGCTTTGTCTGCATATAGGTAAAAGATTGTGTAACTTAAAAAAGTGATTATGGCAGAAGTTTATGCAACAGCTTCAGACGGTAGAACGTACCGAACAAGAGCTGATTATGAAGCTGGACGTTTTCAATCAATGGGCACAAACGCTGCTCAGAGAGCGAGAATCAACAGAGCAGTTGGCGGTAGAGTTGTTTAATCATGAAGAAGGCTATAAGCATAATTAAACAAGTCTCAGAGCTGACAGATAGGGTTATATTGTTTCACTCAGCATCGGGTAAGGACAGTATAGCCCTTTTAGATCTTATGCACCCCTATTTCAAAGAGATAGTATGTGTTTACATGTATGTAGTCAAGGACTTGCAGCATATTAACAGATACATCAACTACACCTGCAAGAAATATGGTAATGTGAAGTTCATACAAGTGCCTCACTTTGCGGTATATTCATATCGTAAGAGTGGTTACATGGGTTGTATAAAGAACGAAAAGCAGAGGCAGTACAGTATGGCGCAGCTTACAGAGATAGTCAGAGAAAAATATCATATAGACTGGGCATTTTTCGGGTTCAAACAATCCGACTCAATGAACAGACGGTTGATGCTAAGGACGTACAAAAATGAAGCTATCAATGAAGCGCAAAAGAAATGTTATCCCCTATCAGCTTACAAGAATGTTGATATTCTGAACTATATCGAAAAGAAAAGTCTTATAAAGCCGGAGAAATACGGTAACAGCCAGTCGGCAGGAACGAATATAAGCGATATGAACTATCTTTTGTGGCTCAGAAGTAATTTCCCGGCAGACTTGAAAAAGATTATAGAGGAATACCCTATGGTAGAACGATTGTTGTTTGAGCATGATTATGAAGGAACTGAAACAAAGTGAGACAAGAATAATAAAACGTTCGCAGATAAATCTGAATCCGATAAACCCTAAGAGGCATTCGGATGAACGTATTAGACTGCAAAAGAAAAACCTGCAAAAAGTCGGTTTTCTTGGTGGTATTGTATGGAATGAATTAAGCGGAAACCTAATAGATGGGCACAGGCGTATCAAGGCTATGGATATGTATTACAAATACGATGGTACTTCTGATACAGACTATAAGGTAAAAGTGGAGGTTGTGAACCTTGACGAAAAAAAAGAAAAGGAACAGCTTACTTATATGGCAGTAGGAAACACCAAGCCTGATTTAGATTTGCTCGCGAGTTATTTGCCTGATATAGACTATTCCGAAGTCGGGTTGAGTCCTGATGAGTTGAATGATATACTTGCGATAAGTGAAGTTGATGCCAATTCCTTATCAGAGTCATTAGATGACTTGTTATTGCCAACAGACTTCGATAGTATAAAAAATCCTATTCCTGAAGATGCTGCACTGCCATATGAAGAGAAGAAAGAACACATGAAAGCGGTAAAGCAACAAGTAAAAGAATCTGCATTTCAGCACAGGCAGGATGAAGATGCTTATATAATACTTTCATTTTCTTCTTTTGAGACAAAATCAGATTTTTGTGATTTGTTGGGTATCAGTACGGATGAAAAATTTGCCAAAGGAGAAGAGGTTTTGAAATTGATTGAGTAATCAAAATAAACAGATACGCGCGCATGGGAAAGAAGCCAGACATATCGAAATTCAGAGAGGTCCTTCATAAAACAGGTGGAAATCTCTCTAAAGTTGCTGCTGTATTCAATGTAACCCGAAAAACCGTGTATGATTGGGCCAGAACAGACTGCCAGTTCAAAGATGCTATCACCGACGAAAGAGGTTCTCTGGTAGATGAATGCCTTGTATCTGCACGTGTACTTGCGCTTGGTATCCCTGAGAAAGATGAAAATGGGAACTTTATCGGATGGCGTGAACGTCCAGATGGGTATATGATTCGCTATTTACTTTCCACATTAGGAAGAAAAGAAGGTTTTGGAGACCGAGAAGACGAAGACGCAGATATTCCAAAGGATATTGACCACGGAATATCTATTGACTCATGGATTAAAGACAAACTGAAATGATTGTACCCCAAGCGATATATCATCCGTTATATACCGATAGCGAGAAGTTTATCATTCTCATTACCGGTGGCCGTGGATCGGGAAAGTCTTTCAACGCTTCAACCTTCATTGAACGTCTGACGTTCGAGATGACTCCCACCGAGAAGATAGTCCACCAGATTCTTTATACCCGATATACGATGGTATCGGCCGGCATGTCTATTATTCCGGAAATGATGGAAAAGATTGATTTGGACGGAACCACGAAGTATTTCAAGACCACCAAGACGGATATTGTGAATCGTATGACCGGCAGCCGTATCATGTTCCGGGGTATCAAGACTTCTTCCGGGAATCAGACCGCTAAACTAAAATCTATTCAGGGTATCACCACCTTTGTATGTGATGAAGCAGAGGAATGGACCAGTGAGGACGAGTTTGACAAGATTATGCTCTCCATCCGTAAGAAGGGAATTCAGAACCGGATTATCATCATCATGAATCCATGCGATTCAAACCATTTCATCTACAAGAAATACATCGAGAATACTCATCGGCTGGTGGAGATTGACGGCGTCCAGGTACAGATTTCCACCCATCCGAATGTACTTCATATCCATACGACTTACTTCGACAATATAGAGAACCTTTCTCCTGAGTTCCTGAGAGAAGTCAAGGAAATGAAAGAGAAGAATCCGGAGAAGTACGCTCATGTGGTTATCGGACGTTGGGCGGACGTGGCCGAAGGTGCCGTGTTCAAGAAATGGGGTATCGTGGATGAGTTCCCCATGTGGTGCAAGAAGGTCGGAATCGGGCTGGATTTTGGTTATACCAATGATCCTACAGCAGCTATCAGATGTGGAATCATAGACAATGCACTGTATTTGGATGAGCTGGATTATAGAACTGGATTATTATCTGGGGATATTATAAAGACTCTCCGTCCCTGGAATCTGAAGGTAATTGCCGACAGTGCTGACCCACGGCTGATACAGGAAATACACAACGGTGGCATCCGGATTTATCCGGTAGAGAAGGGACAAGGATCTGTCAATGCCGGTATTGACAAGATGAAGGGAATGGAAATATTCATCACCAAGCGTTCTTATAACCTTCAACGGGAGTTCAGAAATTATGTATGGGCAAAGGATAAGGACGGAAACTACATCAACGAACCGGAAGACCACGATAACCACGGTATTGACGCTGCACGCTACTATGTGCTGGGAGAACTTCTCGGTAGAATTATGAAGCCCAAAGACGTTTCAGGAATATTTGGACATTAAACTTTGAGATATGACTATAGAAGAAATTTTAGCTATGCCGGAAGTAGAGAGAAAAATCTACTATCTGAAAAAAGGACGAAAGACCGAGCAACCAAACGCTCACGCTCTTTACAACGACTGGAACCCGAACAGACATGAGATAGTGATTGATGAAGAAAAATATCCGAAAATTAAAATCACTACCCAGCCTGAGAAACGGATTACAGACCCGAAAACCGGGAAAGAATATGTTGAGCCGGCGGTAAGGAAAGAAGTTGACCCGAACAGGATTGCTCTTCCTATCGAGCAGGATATCGTGAACATTCAGACTGCCTTCACCGTGGGAACAGAACCGGTCCTTGATTGCCAGCCGGACCAGTCGGAAGAAAGCCTTCTTTCCACATTGAAGCAGGTGTTCAAGAAAAACAAGTTGAAATACCAGAACAAGAAAGTAGTCCGGGCATGGCTGGCCGAGCAGGAAGTAGCTGAGTACTGGTATGTGGTTAGGGATGACGGCTTCTGGGCAAAGCTCAAACGAAAGATTTCAGGAATCTTCGGCAAGTCAAAGCCTGAGTACCGTTTAAAGAGTGCCATCTGGTCTCCGTTCCGTGGCGGCAAACTCTACCCTTTCTTCAATGACCAGGGGGATTTAGTAGCCCTATCCCGTGAATATAAGAAAAAAGACCTGAACGATGTAGAGATTACCTGTTTCATGACCATTACCAAGGATATGGTTTACCAGTGGGAACTGACAAGCAACTGGACTGACAAAGGCTCATTTGCTCATGGATTCAAGAAGATGCCGGTGATTTATATGTACCGTCCGGAAGCGTACTGTGAGAAGATAAAGAGTCTCCGTGTAAGACTGGAGAAGCTTCTCTCAAACTATGCAGACTGTATCGACTACCACTTCTTCCCTATCCTCATGCTTTTTGGTAACGTGGAGAATTTCTCCGGTGAGTTCAAGAACCGTGTTGTCGAGCTGACCGGCCAGGGAGCAAATGCCCAGTATCTTACCTGGTCTCAAGTGCCCGATACGGTAAAATTTGAGGTGGAGACGCTGTTAAGTCAAATATACGGACTGACCAATACACCTAGAATCTCCTTTGACTCCCTGAAAGGTACAGGTAACGCCGTTTCCGGTGTGACTTTCGACTATGTGTTCATGTCCACCCACCTGAATGTGGAGAATCTGAATGAAACCGTCGGCGAGTTCATGCAACGACGGGTAAATTTCCTCATATCAGCTTTGGGTTCCGTGAATTCCACCCTAGAAGAAGCCTCCGAGACTATTGACGTGGATGTGCAGATGCAGCCGTATAAGCTGGAGGACATCAAAGACAAGATAGACACAGCTATCAAGGCCAAGGACGGTGAAATCTGGTCGCAACAGCGGGCCATCACCTTCGTGGGAAACGTGGATGCAGTTCTGGATGAGATTGAAGCCATCAAGGAAGAGCAGGCTGAGAAGCAGAAGAACGACATTGAGAAACAGAAACAGCTTTCCTCTCTTAAAAGTTCCAGCAGCAAATCTGAAGAATAGAACACTTCAGTCAGAATATTTACGGGGATAATACAAAACAGAATGATATAAATCTAAAACATTGACTATTTGAATAGCGGTATCTTTCGAGGTATCGCTATTTTCTTTATCATAGTAAAAACATGAATACTTCTTTGTAATTATTCGTTATTTTACTATATTTGCATCGTAATTAAGTCTTAAACGCTATGAGCTACAAATCAGTTAAAGACGTTGTAACGCTGCTTACTGAAAATGGCTTTTGGTTCGTGAGGCAGAAAGGCAGTCACATGGTTTACACTGATGGTAGCCATGTAGTGATTGTCCCCGACCACGGCAAGAAAGGCGTTGAGAAAGGCACTTATTACAACATTCTGAGGCAAGCGGGGCTAAAATAGCCCCCGCCTCTTTTGTTTAATGATAAAAAGGAGGTAGTATGAGAACCGTAGAAGTGATTGTAGAACATGCTGGAAATAATCTTAGTGCCTATATTGAAGGTGCTCCGGTGATTACTGTCGGTAACGACGTGAAGGAAATCGAGAAGAACATGAAGGAAGCTGTTGAACTTTACCTGGAGTCATGCAAGGAGATGAACATCGCTCCAGTGGAAATTTTGCAGGGAGAGTTCACATTGAAGTTCAAGATAGATGCTGCCACCTTCATCAACTATTACAGCAGTATCTTTACCAAAGCTGCTTTGAGCCGGATAACCGGAATCAATGAACGCCAGTTGTGGCATTATGCGGCTGGAGTACACAAACCACGCAAACAACAATTAGAGAAGATTCAGAAAGGTATTAATGCGCTGACAGAGGAACTGGCAGCTATAAATTTGTTGTGATTATTGATTAAATATAAAGGAGCATAGTACATACAATGAAAGCGAAAGATGTTAATCCAAGTAATTTTAAGGTTGAGAATGTTGTATTTGAAAATGATGATTTTTCTATAACGATAGGTATTTGGGAAAAATGGGGATAGGAGAATGGCAATGAGATGGAATGGTTATGGAGATGATCCCAGATACCCTAAATTATTTAAAAACCCAGTCTGGTTCATCGTTGATGACTCTTTAATATTACCTTTTCTGAATGCTTTAAGGAACGTAAAAGATTCTGACAAAAAAGAAATAGAAGCAGCTATATTGAAATTTTAAAAGTATAATTGGATGATGATCTAGCGTGATTATTTAGGTAGTCACGCTTTCTTTTTACCTAAAAACGAACATTTCCCTAATTGTTTCGTATCGTTAGCCTTTAAATTTCCCCTTCCCTTTCTCTATAAGTAAATTTACCGTATGAAATTATTAATCAAATTCATACGGTATGACAATCTTTGAACAAATCTTGGCAGGACTGCAACAGAAATTCGCTGGGGTGGACACTGCCACACTCACCCGTATCGCCACAAAGAAGGCAGAGGGTGTAACGGACGAAACGAAGGTGACCTCCATCGTTGAGGGTATCTCATTTCAGGACGTGATGCAAAACTATGGTGATTTCCGTGCAGGACAGGCGCAGACTTCCGCTGTTTCAAACTACGAGAAGAAGCATGGACTGAAAGACGGGAAACCAATCGAGAATCCGAAACCAGAACCACCGAAACCAAACGACCCTCCAAAGCCGCAGGAGACAGACATCGCAAAGATGATTGCCGATGGTATCGCCGCCGGTATCAAGCCGTTTGCCGACAAGCTGGCCAAAATGGAGGAAAATGAAGCGCAGGCGCAGCGCAATTCTCAGATTTCAGCAGTGGCGAAGAAGTACGGTATTCCCGAATTTATGCTGAAAGACCGCAACATTCCTGAAAACACGGACTTGGACACTTATTTCAAGGACATGAAGCAGGATATGTCTAACAACGGGTTTCAGTTATCCAAAGCTCCTGAGACTGCCGAACAGAAGCAGGAGAAAGAAGCGAGTGAGTTCGCCAAAATGATTGAGGCGGACACAAAATCTATTGTCGAACAACAAAACAAGTAATTTATGTCAGCAGGATACAAGTATTACATGGAGCCTGAACCGTCCATCGAGGAACGCTATGATGTTTCTACCGGAGTAAGACGCAGAGGGCCTTACAAGCTGGATACGACCAACCTTGTTGCTGGTTCATTTCTTCCATCCTTCACTCCCATTGCCGCCGACTTAGTAAAGAAAACCGCTCAGGTGGCCATCCGTGTAGAAGTCTATGAAAAGTTTACCACCGGTTCCAATACCACTTTGAAGATCAAGAAAAACTCTTTGGCTTATGTGGGTATGCATCTGGGTAATGGTTCTCATGGAGCTACCATCAACAGTATTGACAAATCAGACAAAGCTTTCGATAAGTTGACACTGGCTGCCGACTTTGGCGAAACAGTGGAAGCTGGTACTGTACTCTATGAAGCTACAGCTGTAAGCGGTACTACTCCAAAGGTAGTTGCTAACTCAGCTTTGTACGGAAGAGTACAAGTAGAAGAAGGCGTTGTATTAGTTGCTCTTTTGATGCGAGCATTTGAAATTGAGCCTACCAAATTGGCTATGCCTTTCTCTGACATTGATAAGGCTAACATGCCGCATTTCCAGTTCAACGCTGCAGGCGTGCAATCCCCGGCTGGTGTTTCGTATGAACTGCCAGAAGCTTCTGATTCTGTGATGGGAGGTATTCAGTTGGGATTCTCTCAAAGCGGAAAGAAATATCCAGTAGCATTGGAAGGTGGAAAGGCGTATGTAGAAGTACCTTGGACGGACAATAACACTACCTATCAGGCAGCTAACTCAAGTACCTTGGGATTGGTAAAGCAGGGTGCAAAAGTTGATGATGCAGCAGGTGGTGATGAGAAAGATAAAATTAATGCTCTTCTAGCATCGTTGAGAGCAGCAGGTATAATTGCAAGCAAATAAAGAAAGGATGACTAATATATGATGCTAACTATTCATACTCTGTTTAATGACCCCAACATCGTAAACGCCGTTATCCAGCGCGTTCTTCAGACACGTAAGGATACTATCTACTGGCAGCAATACCTGGATTTCCGTAGAACGACTACCCGTGTGTTCAAGGACTACATCGGGCTGGTTACTGGCGTGATGGCCGGTTCTATCAACTCTCGTTATGGTGAGAAGCCTATCCGTGAACGCCGGAATATCGGCTCAGGATATGGTGAAATCGCTTATCTTGGCGATGCTTACCAGATTTCCATTGACCGCTTGTCTGAGCTTCAGGACTTGATTGACAAGTTCAATGCAGCTAAACCTGCCGACCAGGTAGCAGCCATGCAGGAAATCGTGAACTTCATCTATGATGATTACCGCCAGGTACTTTTGGCAGCCCACAAGCGCATGGATATTATTGTAGGTTCACTTCTGATGACCGGAGAAGCAACAGTCAAGAATAAGGATGACAATGCCGGAGGCGTTGACCTTCTTAACATTGAATTGCCGTTCAAGTTCATCAAGCCTGATACTGGTGCGAAGACGAACTTCATCACCTATTTGCAGCAGCAGATTAATGCACTGAAAGCGGACTACGGTAATTTCCAGAAGATGATTATGTCACGAGGAACTTTCGTGAAGAATATCATCGGGTCGGCTGAGTTTGGTGACAAGTTCAAGATGCAGCTTACAGGAAATGAGATGTATCTTTCAACCGGGTTGATTACATCTCAACTGGCTTCCCAAGTGTTCACTGGCATCGGGCTTCCGGCCATTGAAATCAAGGAAGATTACGTAAAAGACCAGACCGGAAAGAACGTGCAGATTTACGCCGACGACCGTATCACCTTGCTTCCACAGGATAAGGTCGGTTATATGCGTTTCCACACTCCGTACGAAGCAGTGGACGGCGTACCGGGACGTAACTACACCCAGGCAGACGGTGATATGCTTATTTCCGGTTACAAGGACAAGAACGGTCGTTATTTGGAATACACTGCAGAGTGGATTCCTCAGATTACGAACCCGAATCTGATTGTGAACTTTGATTTGTCAACCATGAACGCATGACAGTAAACGACTACATATCACAGAAGTTTCAGACCTTCGGCATCAACTTGTCGGAGGCTGACCTTTTGGAGATAAGTTTGTCTTCAGAAGTAAGCGGAGAGGATGAGATGGGCCCGTCAAACATCGGACTTGTTTCGGTGTATATGGCGAAGTTTATCCCCTCTCTTCTACTTCGTGCTACTTCCATCAGCGAGAACGGTTTCTCTATGTCATGGGATACAAAAGGCGTAAAGGAGTACTATTCTTTCTTGTGCAAGAAGTATGGTCTTGAAGATACGTTAAGCGATAAACCTAAAGTCAGATTCCGTCAATGATATTCGCTCCCCATATATTACAAGTCAAGGTTATTACTCCAATGGAAACAGACGAGTTCGGCCGGCCTATTCCCGGAACCGGTGGAGAAAGCTGGCAGGACGTATGTAAGTGCCGGTGTGATGATAACTCCACCAAGGAGTTTACTTCGGAGAACGGCGAGGTGTACCGACCGAACTATCACATAGTCTGTGAAAAGAAAACCTCCCTGAAGGCTGGCGATGAAGTCAGATGTATGGATGGCGATAATACCAGGGGAACTGGCAAGGTTTACATGGTGAAGAATACGAATTATTTTGGTTACTCAGAGATATGGCTGTAAAGTTTGATTTTTCGGACGTGGACAGCTTTTTCGACCAAGGTTATGCCGAGGTGAAAGCCGTTGAGGAGAAGGTTGGTAAAGAGGCTGTCGATTACGCTGTAAAGAATGGAAGCTATCAGAATCATACCGGAACACTCCGTAAGTCAAACAAATACTCAGTTCAGGATGATGGACTGGAGTTGAGGAATGAAGCTGAATACGCTTCTTTCGTTGAATCCAAAGGTTACGAAGTCTTGACTGGTGCAGCCATATATGCTGAGAAACGATTAAAGGAGGAAATAAAATGATAGTTACCACCGACATAGCGAACATACTCTATCGTGATTGCCAGCCTTTTGAAATTGACATCGTTCCACACGGTAAGAAGCTGACGGGGCCGATGAAGTCCGAAAGGATTGTCATTCACTCTAAGAAGCAGCAACCGGAGACGTACTGGAAGAAGTCTTTCGTAGAAGTGAACCTTTGCGTTCCTGACTTGAAAGAAGGTGAAGCTAACACAATACGTCTGAACGAGCTGGAGAAACAGGCGCAAGAATTGTTTGACGGAGTGACCGGACGCTATGACGGAACAACCTATCATTATTCCATCGAGTCAATCGGAATTGAGGAGGACACAGCCTTAAAGTGTCACTATGTGAATGTAAGAATTTTGTTTGAAGTTTTAAATGTGAAATAATATGGCAGAATCAAAGAAAATCACAGCTGTAAATATCAAGAAACTTTGGTATGGCGAAACAAGTGCTATTTCTGCAGATGTTACGGGCCAGACCTTGCACACTCTTTTGCAAGGAGAAACACTGAAAGAAGTATCCAATATCCATCAGGATACGTGGACTTTTGAGGAAGCAGAGGCCAGCCGAACCAACTATAAGAACCAGCTTACTAATCAGACCTATCGCAGTGAAAAGGAAATGGGAGATGTCTCTGTGAACTTTACTATCGGTGAGTATGACTATCCGACAAAGAAGGATCTTATGGGTGGAGATGTCATCAATACCGACAAAGGCTGGAAGCGTACAAGGGGTAAGGTAAATATCGAGAAATGTATTGTGTTCATGACTGAAGATGACCAGTATTGCGTGATTCCCCGTGCTGACATAGGTGCCCGTGAATCAACAACGGATAAAGCCATCGGTATTCCTGTAAGTGCGGTTGAACTGGAACCTAAAGACACTGCTATTTCCCCTGAATACTGGTTCGATGCAGAAGAGGTGAAAGAAGCATGAACTGATGTAAAGGTCGTGGTAACGCCTTCTGATGCTACAGTCAAGCTGGACGGGCAAACGGTAAAGACCAAGAGGGTGAAATCTGGGACATCCGTTTCCTATGAGGTATCAAAAGTAGGCTACACCACCCAGTCTGGAAGCATATCTACTTCCATGTCTGATGCTTTCAAGAGCGTAGAGAAACAAATCACTCTTGTTCAAGAAGGTGGCGATTAGTTTTCAGGATTGTTTAACGGGTGGGGCTATATCAAGCTTCACCCTTTTTCTTTAAGTTATGAATCAAGGAGCAAAAATAGTAACTGAATCCATTATCGGAAGTGATTTCAGAACGGTGTTTGTCGCTGGGAAAGCCTACACGGTCTACCCTCCTACTATCCACAAGCTGGCCGGGGCAATCTCCCATTTGTCAGGCGTAAAAGAAGCAGACAATTTGAAAGAAGTGCTTCTCTCCCTTGGAGAAAGCGAGGCTTACAGCAAGGCTCTCTCTTGGCTAATAGCTGGTGACGAAAGTTTAAGTGAAGAACTGGCAAAAGGAACATACGAAGAGAATGTGGACGCATTGGATGAAGCACTCTCTATGATTGACTCAAAGGTTTTTCTCAAAGCTGTCAGCTTGGCGAGGAACGTAAGTCTGCTGGCAGCGAAACCGAGGTTGTAGGAAATGATACTCTCTTGGGACAGATAGCTTCGTTCATGGAAAATCTGCATCTGTCATACCGGGAAGTGGTCTATGAGATACCATACAGGAATTTAGTATTAATGCAGCGTGACAAGCTCCATATAGTTACCGGAACCAAGGTTACGAAGGTGAAGGGTAAGGACATGGCTTCGCGCAGAAGAAGAAACAAGAAATAGATATGGCTCTATTAGAATGTTAAAAAGCAACAGAAACGTTACTTTTTTACGTTACAAAGTTTGCTTAATAGTAACGAAAATGTTACCTTTGCATTGTCAATTAAAAGTTCTTTGATTTATGAAGTTTTCAGAGTTTTACAAATTGATTGAGTCAGCAGGCTGGACAATCGAAAAGGGAAAGAAACATCACAAGTATGTTCATCCCGACTTTGACTACTTTATCCCTGTAGGCAGACATCCGGCCAAAGAGATACCTAAAGGTACTCTTGACAGCATGATGAAAAAGGCGGGGTTAAAGAAGTAAAAGAACAGCACCCACTTCGGTGGGTGCATTTAATTGACAAAACTTAAAATACACGATTATGAAGAAGATTCAGGCTATTATTGAAAAAGCAGATGATGGAGGAATCTCTATCTATTCTGAAGATGTAAACGGTGCGTATGGCTTTGGGCTTACAGAACAAGAAGCGAAAGAGGACTTTATTTCTGTTTTAGAGGAACAGGCAGAATATTACAAAGAAAAACATGGTGAATTTCCAAGTTGGTATAAAGCTGGCTATTCTGTGGAGTATGTGTATGACTTAAGTGGATTTTTTGAGGCATTTCCGTTCATTAATGCCAGTAAGTTTGCAAAGGAAATAGGTATAAATGAATCTGTAATGCGAAAGTATAAAGGAAAGATAATTACAGCATCAGAAAAGCAAAGAGCTATCATACAATCAAAATACAATGAGATACTTAAAAGAATGGCAAATGTCAAGTTTTGATATTCCAGCCGTGAGGCTCTGATATAAATTAAAGAACAAATTGACAATCGGGCGCATCATAATGGTGCGCCTTTTTTGTTCTATTCCGAGATGGAGTCTAATTATTCAAAAATAGAAGTTAAATTACACGACAATTGCCAAGTTGTTTCGTTTTTGATTTCAAAAAGTCTGAATACTATTTGCTTATATCATAATTTTAAGCATTAATATTTAGATTTTTATTTATGGCAACACTCGTATTCCGTGTATCAAGTGACTGGGAACAGGTCGTAAAGCTAAGACAAGAATGTGAAAAGCTGGAAGCCCAACTCAAAAAGATGGACGTGAACAAATCTCCGGCAGCGGCAAGGGCTTTGGAAACCCAATTGGCATCTGCTCGCCAACAAATGATGGGGCTGGTAACCGAGGCGGCTAAAGTTGGAGCTACAATGGAGCGTGATTTCAAAAATGGAATTTACAGCGCTTCACAAACAGTAAACAACCTCTCTGCAAATATTACTTCACAAAGGGGTGTCATTAGGCAATTACAAAATGAGCTTACTTTATTGAAAGAGAAATACCGAGAAACTGTAAAGTCGGGTGGTAATACCAGCGGTATGTCGGAGCAGATAAAAGCTCAAACCGATAAGTTAAGGGAGCAGAAAGATATTTTGTTTGGACTTACTCAACAGCAGGCAGAAGCCCGTCTTTCAGTAAAGAGACTGAAGGATGAATATGCAGCTTTTAAGGAAGAAGCCGGCGAAACGGTCGAAGCAAATGAAAAGATGTCCGTTTCCTTAACCAAAGTACTTGGTGTAATAGGTGGAGTAACTGCCTTGAAAAACTTTGCCACAGAACTTGTCAATGTACGAGGACAATTCCAGCAGCTTGAAATTGCTTTTTCAACCATGCTGAAAAGTAAGGAAAAAGCAGATAAACTGATGTCGGAACTGGTGGATATTGCCGCAAAGACGCCCTTTGACCTTCAAGGGGTGGCATCATCTGCCAAGCAAATGATTGCTTATGGCTCGTCAGCCGAGAATGTGGGTGATGAGCTTGTAATGTTGGGGAATGTAGCCGCCGGTGTTGGCTCCCAGCTTAGTGAAATAGCCTATCTCTATGGCACATTAAGGACACAAGGGAGGGCCTATGCTGTCGATATTCGTCAGTTTGCAGGACGTGGTATTCCCATCTACGAGGAACTGGCAAAAGTGCTTGGTGTGACAAAAGATGAAGTTTCCGGTTTAGTAAAGGAAGGCAAGGTAGGATTTAAAGAAGTAGAACAGGCCTTTAAAAATATGACTAGTGAATCAGGAATCTATTATAACCTGATGCAAGAACAGTCTAAGTCTCTTACAGGGCAGTTGAGTAACCTTGGAGATGCTTGGGATACAATGTTGAATGAGATTGGGAAAGATACTCAGGGAATTGCTTCTGCAGGTATTTCAGGCTTGAAAGGTCTTATTGAGAACTATGAAACTGTTGGTAAGATTTTGATAGGACTGATTGCTACATACGGGACATACAAAACCGCTCTTATTGTAGTGCGAATAGCTCAGGATACATTAACGGCCAGAATGGAACTTGCAATTTTGGTTACCAAAGCTCAAATGATAGCACAAAAGGCTTTGAATACGGTTATGAAAGCTAACCCGTATGTACTGGTAGCTACGGTTCTTGCCGGGCTTGTTGCTACTATGTGGGCCTTTCATGACAGCACAACCGCATCGGAAAAGGCACAGCAAAAATTCAATGAAGAACAAAAGAATTTTGCGAATCAGGAAGAGGAACGCAAGAAAAAGATAGAAGAGCTGATACGCGTTATCCAAGATGAGACAGAAACAGAGTTTTCAAAGATAAAGGCCTATGAGGAACTGCAAAGGTATTCTCCTGCACTTTCTTCTGCTTATACCCGTGAACAACTGGCTGTACTCAATCTTGCAGAAGCAAATAAAGAACTGAATAAGGAACGAGACAAGAACAGTTATGAAAACATACTAAAGAATATACAACAATGGGAGGAGAAAATAAAATCATTAAATGCTTCTTTAAAAAATGCCGGGCAAGGTGCCCCATTAATTGCTTCACAAATAGAATCAGCAAAAGCAAATCTTAACAAGTGGGAATCAGCCCTGAGCGAATATAATCGACTGAAAAAGGAAACAGAGGAAAACTCGAAACCTGTAGAAGTCAAGCTAATGGAAGCAAGAAGTAATCGTGAGCAGATTATACGCGAATACAATATAGCAAGACAAATATTGCAGGAAGAGCAAGAAAAAATTAAGAATTTTCCTTTTGCAACAATTCCTATTGACGTTCAAATACGGTTCAATAATGCGCAAGCAGCGCTAAAAGGGATTGACGGCACCATATTTGGCCTGGAATCGCAAAGAGAAGCATCGGAAAAGTCGTATCAGCAAGCATATAAAGAAGCAAAAGCTGTTTACGAAGCAAAATTAAAGGCTGTAGAGGATGCTAAAAAAGGTACTGAGTCAGCCTATAAGAAAGCTGTAGAAGAGTTGGAAGCGGCAGAAAAATCATATAAATCGCTCGGTGGTATAACAGGAGACACTCTGGCCAAACAAGAGAATGATGCGAAGAAAGATGCCGAGCGACAAAAGAAAGAGCAGCAACAGGTTGCAGAAGAACTCCTTCAGCTTCGCAGGACCAATCAGCAGGAAGAAATCAACCTGATGGAAGAAGGTTCTGAAAAGAAGCGCAGACAGATTGAGCTGGATTACCAGCGAGAAATCGATGAAATTAGGAAACAGCGCAAAAAATGGGAAGATGCGCAAGGAGGAAAGCTTACGTCTGAACAGCGGGAAGTATTAGGAAGTCGTGCGTCTAATGCCATGACGTCGCGTGAAAAAGGTCTGGCCGAAATTACAGAAACTGAAAATCAAGCTGCAATCGAGGCCAACGAACGTTACCTGAAAAGCTACGGTACATTTATGCAGAAACGTGATGCAATCATAGCTGAGTACACCCGTAAAATCTCGGAAGCCACTACTCAGGGAGACAAGGACATACTCCAGAAAGAAATGGATAAAGCCCTCTCCTCTCTTGATCTTGAGAAGCTGAAACAGGGAATCAACTGGGAACTTATCTTCGGTGACTTGGACAAGGTATCCAAAGAATCCTTGAACAAGGTAAAGCAGCAGCTTAGGGAGTTCAAGAACTCAGATGAATACAAGAACATGGCCGTTGACCAGAAGAAGGTCGTTGACGAGGCGTTGAGCAACATCCAGTCAACTCTTATCGATAAAGGAGGATTGCTGGCCGACCTACCCGAACAGTTAAGCGAATTGGCCAAGGCACAGGAAGAGCTGTCACAAGCTCAGGAGGAATACAACGAAGCCATGAGAAGCGGAACAGATGAACAGAAGGAAGCTGCCACGAAGAAACTGAATGATGCCCAGAAAAGACAGCAGAACGCTCAGGTCAATGTACAAAAGTCGACAGATAAAACGACAAGCAACCTTGTCACATTGTCGAACGTCATTACCCAGCTTGGTTCAAACTCTGAAATTTCCCTCTCTCAGGTCGGTGATTTGGCCGGAAATATAGTAGACATATTTGCAGAAGAGAGCGAGAAACTTGGAGGTATAATTGGAGCTGCATTTTCTCTTTTAGATGCCATCGGGACACAGGGGTTGGATGGTTTCATAGGTAACATATTCAGTAGTGTCTTTAAGTCTGTAGGTGGAATATGGGATACCCTGACTTTCGGAGGATTCAGCAAACTCTTCGGTATTGGAGGAAACGAAAAAGAGGTGCAGGATACAATCAACAGACTCACGGACAGAAACGAAAAGTTGCAGTCTGCCATCGAATCCCTTACAGAAGAAATGAAATCCAGCAAGGGAAGCGAGAAATCCGTAGCAGAGTACAATAAAGCCATCAAGTATCAGGAGGAATACAACAAGAATGTCCTTTCAAAAGCGCAGGCCAATGCTGGCTATCACAGTAAACATCATAGCTGGGCCTATTACATGGGCTGGTCGGAAAGTGACATACAATGGATTCGGGAAAATGTCATGGCAGAGTTCACAGGTACAGATTCCTTGTGGCAGATGTCTCCGGAGCAGATGGATTTATTACGTCAGAATGTGGATTTGTGGCAGAAAATGGCCGATTCAGGGAAAGGAGGCTATGGGAATGGTGTCGTTGAAGCATTAGGTGAATATGCAGATCTGGCCGGAAACCTCGAAGAACTGAAAGAAGGGCTTTTCGAACAGCTTACCGGAATAAGTTTTGATTCCATGTATGACAGTTTCATAGATACTCTCATGGATATGGATGCCTCGGCGGAAGATTTTGCGGATAACCTATCCGAATACTTTATGCGTGCCATGCTTTCAGATAAAATCGGTAACATGTACAGCCAGAAGCTGGAAGACTGGTGGAACAGATTCGGTGAAAGTATGAAGGACGGAAACCTGAGTGAGAGTGAACGTAATTCACTCCAAAACGAATATATGGGGTACGTGAATGAAGCATTGAAACTACGGGATGAACTTGCCGCAGCTACCGGATACGACAAGGCTGGCAGCAGTTCCCAGCAGTCGGCCTCCAGCCGCGGATTCGGTACGGAAATGACGCACGAGGATGCCGGAGAACTGAGCGGTCGGTTCACTGCCGTGTATGAGTCCAATCTTAGGATAGAGACAGCAGAGCAGCAACAGACAGTAGCCATTACCGAACTGCGAGGCTCCATCAGTGCCTTGACATCACAAGTGACCGGCCTATACAACATCGCCGACGAGACACGTACCATCCTGGCCAATTCCTATTTGGAGTTACAGCAAATCAGAGAGAATACTGAAGACTCAGCCAAATACTTGAAAGATATTAAGGCTGACATCGCCGAAGTGAAACGTAATACAGCAAGACTATGACAGGAGATTTATTTATTAACGGGAAGGATGCCTGGAGCACATGGGGTGTCCGCATGGGTGACGGTTTTCTCGATGCTATCGACGGATTCAACCAGATGAAAGACTACATCGAAGATGAGAGCCGTCTGGAGCACGGGAAGCGAATAATAACCGAAAATGCAAAAGTAGCATCGCGTGAAATCACTCTCCAGTTCACCATAGAAGGAAACTCAGAAGGCGACTATCGGACAAAGAAGAAATCTTTTCAGTCAGAACTGGAGAAAGGAACCGTAAACATCAAAATCCCAACTCTTGGAAACGAAGTCTACAAGCTGGTTTACCTGGGGAAAAGCATCTCTTACGGGTTGAGTATTGACAGGTGTTTCGGTAAGGTTTCAAGTAAGTTTTGCGAACCGAATCCCATGGACAGAAGCGAATAACGAACATTTCCTTTATTGTTTCAAATGGAAGTCCGGATTTTTAGGGCTTCCATTTTCTATTTATGAACTTTGGGGATATGATTGAAATTAAGGACATATCCGGAAAGACAAGATTCTCCACCCCTATCAACAAAGGGGCGAATGGAAAGTTTACACTGATGAAAGAGGACTACATCATTCTCCCATTCTCCGTGCCTGAACCGATATATTTTAAACTTGGAGACTATGTAGACCTTTCTGGGGTTCTGGATGATTCACTGGGCGGCTTACTTTCAAAAGTATATGAGGTAACAGACCTGCAGAAACCTTCTTTCAATGCTTCTACCGGTGGATATGATTATGAGCTGAAACTGGATGCTTACTATTGGAAGTGGAAAAACAAAATTTTCAAATACACTCCTGAACATGCTGGATATGAAGCGTCATGGTCTCTCACCGCAGCCCTTGATGTACAGCTTGGTGTGTTCTTACGTAACCTGAAAGCTTTGGGATATACCTATAAGGGAAAAGAATTCGTATTTGAAATAGATTCAACAGTAGAGAATAAGGCAGTTGCAATGACGTATGACAATATGAACCTGCTGGATGCCTTATTCTCAATGGCGGGTGAGGATAAGTGGAACTGTGATTGCTGGATAACGGACAACGTAATTCATTTTGGGCGAAACGAATTCGGTGATGCCGTGAAAATCGAGTTAGGGGTTGAAGCGTCTGCCATGACTCGCAGTGAGAGCAAAGGCACTTATGCCACCCGCATTTATGCATTCGGATCTACAAGAAACATACCTGAGAACTACCGTTCCATTGAAGAGCAGACGGTAGTAAACGGAGTTGTGCAAAGACGACTTATGCTTCCCGCTGGTACGCCATACATAGATGTGTATCCTGACATGAGCCAGGAAGAAGCAATTGAAGACATCGTGGTATTTGACGAGGTATATCCCCGACTTGAAAGTACGATGTCAAGTGTATCTACGAGGACGGAAACCGTTACAAATGAAGACGGAGGTCAGGAAACCGTGACTTACTATCGCTATCGTGATACTGGCCTGAATTTCTCCAAGGACTACATACTTCCGGGACAAGAGCTGACAATTATCTTTCAGTCCGGCAAAATGAATGGATTGGAGTTCGGTGTTATTTTTGACCCGGACAACAACGGAAGCCAGCTTTGGGAAATTGTCCGCAGCGAAGACTACGGACGTCCATTGCCGGATGATACCATATATCCTGAAAATGATGACAAGTATATCCTTTCCGGTTTTGATCCAAAGTTTGTTTCTGTACAAATGATTCCGGACGCGGAGCAGGAACTGAAAGAGAAGGCACAGAAGATAGCAGACCAGCGAAAAAAGGACGATGGTACATACTACACTACCCTCCGGTCAGAATGGGTTAATGAAGACAAGCTGAAACGCTTTTTCGAGTTCGGGCAAAAGATAAACCTGGTCAATAAAGCCTTTTTTGAGAATGGCCGTGAAAGCCGTGTTCTCGGATGGGAGTTTAACCTTGACATTCCATGGGATTCTCCGGTATATACTATTGGGGAAAGTATGCCCTACTCTCGCCTTAATGATGTGGAAGAGAAACTGGAGTCGATTACGTATAAAGGGCATACTTATGTTGGAGGCGGAGGAAGTAGCATATATGTGATTAAGACCAATGATTCTACTGCCCCATCGGACAGTAACGTATTTTCGGCAAAACGGTCACTTGCAACATTATTGAGAAAGGACAAGGAAGACCAGACAAACTATCTCATTAAGCTTCTTGGCGGTATCATATCTCCTTTCCTGGAATCAATTGACTTCGTGACTGGTATGATGGGTGCTGGTATGTCATTCTCTTCAGAAAAGGGCGGCGAGTCTGTCGGATGGATTGACAAACTGTACGTGCGCAAGAAAGCTATCTTCCAGTTACTTTCAATAATGGAGACCGAGCTGGCCGGAGCTTCCTTCATGTTCAACGCCAGCGGGGCCAGAGCAACGATTACTAAGGTCGAGTTTATAGAAAAAAAGGGAATTCGTTTCAAGGATGGTAAAGGAGTCAAGTTCTCAGACGGGAAAAGAGGTTACTCATCTCCTGGAACTTATGGTTCTGTTTATCGCTGTTACTTCCTTGCAGATGATGGTGAGAAAGCCATAGAAAATCGTTTTAAGCCAGGGAATTTAGTACGCTCACAGTCCTTTAATATTAAGGAAGGCGCGTATGACGGCGTATCCAATCACTATTGGTGGCGTCTGGTGGAAAATGTTGGTGATAACTGGATAGATGTATCCGTGAATCATTGTGACGAAGGAAGCGATATACCCAAAGTGGGTGACGTGATGGTACAACTTGGAGACATAGCCGACCCGGACTATCAGGCTGCAATCGTGTTGTCTGCATACGGAGACGGTGCGCCTTCTCTTACCTTCTATCAGGGGATAAGTTCTTACTCCCTCTCCGGGAAAGATATAGTTTCAATCGGATATGATCGTCTAACTAAAGAAGGATACTTTAATGTTTATGGAAAGACATATATCGGTAATAGGGACAAGACAAATTATATCAGACTTGCTTCTGGAGAAATAGAGGTACGTGCAGCAAGAATATTGTTGTCAAATGGTGAAAGCGTTGTAGATGTAGCAGAGAAAAATATCTCAATTAAACTTGGTGCTACGGGTATTGACATCGAAAAAAATGAGATTGTTATTTCTTCAGATAAGTTTAAAATTAAAAGTTCTGAAGGGAAAGGAATAGCCGTGTTTACGGTTAAAAATGGGAAACCACTTCTTCTTACAGAGTGCATAGATGTAAACTCGTTAAAAGTGAAACATCTGGATGGTGCGGACGGTACATTTTCGGGTGAACTGAAAGCCGCTAAAGGTACTTTTTCCGGAACAATATCTGCCGATGGTGCTAAGATTGGAGGTTTCACTATAGACAACGGTTCCTTGAATTGGAAGGGAAGGGATTTTTTCGGCAATGATAGCAGGAGTATACGGATTGGTGTTCCTACGGATGATAACAGTGGTATGATTGACATAAATTTCAATGGTGCGACTGACGGGAAATTTGGGGTTAAAGTAATTGGAAGCAATGACGGTGGAGCATGCATCTATGCTTCAAGGAACGGTACTAGCAAGCCACATAGTTCTAATACTTATGCCGGATATTTTGACGGAGGAGTACATGTAAACGGAAATCTTTATACCAATACGATATTGTCTAATGAGTTCGGTACCGGATGGTCATTGCAAGCCGATGGATCATATACATACAAAAAAGGAGCAACGAGAACAATATCATGGACTATACAGAATGGTTCGATACCTTCAACGTATAAACTGGTTTTTGAAAATGGAATTTTAGTCGATTAATCATGAAAATAGATTTTAAGAAATTTAAGAAGTACACGAAGATAGATAAATCCGATTTCGTGGAGATTGATGTCAGAGAAATGTTTGCAGATAACATTTTCAATGTGACAGGAGTTGGTATTGCTGATTTAAAATTGGCTGAGAAAATTTTTTCCAGCGATGACGATACCGAATTTTCAGATGATGAAGTTAACAGGGTAAGACATCATGCAGCGTCGCTTCTTCCATGGTTTCTTGCTGGGCTTAATGATGCAATGAGATAATTATAATATACAATGTTGGTAATATCATTAATAACTATAAATTAAAAACAATTATGGCAGCAGAAGAAGATTTTGTATTAAGCTTTACAGGTGAAGAAACTGACAATCTATTGAAACATACAGAAAGTATGAAGAATCAGACAACGGAAGAAGATGGTGAAACGGTACAGGTGTACGATACAAACGGCGTGCCGCATAAGGTGTCGAAAACGGAACTTTTGAAGAAGTCTACACTGGCTCTCCCAGCTTTGGAAGACATCTCCAGTTTTGTGGCCGTGAATGCCGCCGGAAATGCCGTCGGAGTAATGACAAAAGAGCAGGTTGCGTCAGTTCTGGCGGGACTGACGGGTATAAATGAAACATGGATAAGATATGAAGGCGTGGTGAAAGATGCCAATAAATGCAATATAAACCGTATCTATATGTACAATGTGGATATGGGCTCTATTAATGGCCCAGGCATATCTTATGGTCTATTAATAGATTATGGTGAGTATAACTATGGAGTACAACAATGTTTTGATGTAATTAGCCATACAGTGTTTTATCGTACAAGAGATTCTAATGGGTTATGGGAAGAGATTTGGCATAGTATGTAGCTTTTCATTTTAAATCTGTTTCCATTCGGTCCAACTTCCTCCTTCATTTCTTATTCTTGTGTGTATTGTATTATTTTCCAAATTATGAGATAATTGTGAAACCCATCCATTTGATGAACTGAATACAAATAGAAGCCCATAGATTATACTTGGAGGATAGTTTACAGCGGATGGATAGGTGGTCTTATTGATATTATAAACGCCCTGATTTATACAGGAGTCGAAAGATTCTGAAACTGGGCTTCTCCTTATAAATCCACCATTAAGTTCCGCCAGGCAGATTTAGCACTGGCGGGACTTATTGGAACGGCTACTTTAAAAAATGATGGATTAATGTCAAAATCAGGTTTCCTGAGTGCCATTGGATTAAATTTGGAAGGTGATGCCAATAACGTAAATAACGGAGTTTATAAATTTGACTCACAACAGGACAATATGCCTGTGAATTATGGCATATTAGTTGCATTTTCTTGTGACGGATGGATTCGTATGCAATTATGTGCAGGTGGAGATAATGGATTAGCATATATAAGAATGCATTATAATAGTTGGACATCATGGAAACAAATTTAAAATGAAAAGCTGTCTGAGTCAGATAGATCAAGAAAATACAGATAGCTATTTTCGCATAAAAGCTGGAGAAGGTACAAATCCTGCATATATTTTTGTAACTGTATTGGGTATTAAATAGCCGTAGTATAACATGCGTTATATGGCAATGCTCTTCCATTCATTCCACTTCCCGTCAACATGATTGTAAGATCTAACCATTAAAGAATAGCCACCATAGGACATTGACTCCTGAATGCATGAATCGCCACATTGAATCGAGAAAAATGGGCCAGCTTGTGGCGTATTAGAATAAGTCGTATATGTGCCCACTTCATTAATATCGTGATAATTACCTTTTTCGAGAAACCCAACTCCCATAAGTCCCGCCAGGACTTATGGGTATGAATGAAAACAACTGAAATAAAGAAAGCTGTATTGAAAATTATTTGAGTGGTAGAAATTGGGTAGAAAATAGTAACTAGCTTGCTTATTCTACCCGGCTTCTACCAACTTACTGACAAGGCGTGTCAGTCGATTTGAAACCTTTTATTCTTTGTTCGTTTTTATATCATTTACCTTCGCTGAAAAAGGATGGTAAATGAGTAGTTTTGTGTGTGAAATAGTAGTTACGCCCATGAGCGTGTTCCATTAAGTTGGGATGCGCTTATGGGCATTTTTTGTTTAATCTAAAACCTTAGTAAGATGAAAAGATTCGTTTTCATGATGGTCGCACTGCTGATGTGCGTAGTGAGTGTTTTCGCGGAGACTTCCGTTAGTGTAGAACCTTCCGTTCCGGAGTTCCTGACCGGATTTGCCAGCTTCACCGGGCTTGTTACGGTCGTGGTTCCTGCTGTAGTAGGATTTATCGCTTCGAAGCTATCCAATCCTATGAACAAGTGGGTGACTATGTGGGTGACAGCAGTTGTCGGTATGCTTGTTACTTTTTTCAGCTGGTGGATGAATCTCGGTTTTCCTCCTGCAGATGCAAGTGTCTGGGTTGTGCTGATTGATGCGTTATTTGTCGCCCTGGCATCTACTGGTATCGTGTCGGTTGTAACAAGCGAATGGCTGTCCAGGTTGTTCGGTGGTAAGGTAAATAAGGAGTGATGCAGAACCTTATAACCGTCATAGCCCCGCAGATTCTTGTTGCCGGGGCTTACTCCTTTGTAGGAGAGATAAGAAGCGTTGTCTTTGAGCTTCGCTGGATGCTGGTCTTCATTGTAGCCATGATTATAGCGGATTTTGTCCTTGGTATCATTGACAGCGTGGTCAAGCGAGGAGAGGATTTCCGCTTTTCCAGAGCAGGCCGCCGAACGATGTGCAAGTTCATCGAATATAATTCGTATTTAGTGTTGGGATTCGGTTTTGGTGTTGCTATTCTCCAGCCTGTAGGTATTTGTTCCTATACGACATCGTCAATGTGCGGACTGGGGATAGCTATTGTATTTGAATTTGATTCAATCATGGAACATGTATGTGAAATTCACGGAATCAAGAACAAGGTTTCCATTAAGCGCCTGCTGGTGGGCTACATTAAAAAGAAGTACACAACGGCTGGCGAAATTATCGAAAAAGTTACAAAGGATGAAGAAGACAGATAGACGCCTGATAGCGGAAATCATCTACTCCGTAATCATAATATTACTTATGACAATAAGTTTCATGACCTAGTTGATATGAGAAAGATAAGGATAGGGAAAGATATATACTTCACCTGGCAGATACTCACGAACAAGGAGCCTGTTCCACTGGAAGGAAGGGACTTGAAACTCATGCTGAAGAATCCTCTAGGCAGATTTCTCGATTTCCATTTTGAGATATACCAGGGAAACAAGCTGAAATTTACTTTTCATGGAACGGACCACAAACACCTTGGTACGTATTCGCTGACTTTGTGGGAGAACTATGGTAAGGAAGGACAGACTGCCGTTGACATGTGTGAGGCTTTCAGGCTTGTTGCAACAACTTGTGAAGAGGACAGCATAAGTGTCCCTAACCTTGAAATGGCCACCGTCAACCTTGGTGCTTCTTCCATTGACATATCAACCGGTGGAAGCATTCCCATTCCCGATGCGCCAAAAGACGGGAAGATATACGGCCGGAAGGATGGAGAATGGGAGGAGATAACAGAAGCAGTATGGAATGAAGAAACAAACAGTTAAAATCAGACTTTTATGGCAACAACAAAATTAAAATTCTACAGGGGCTTAAAGGCCCGTTATGATGCAGCGTCAAAACATCTGGATGCTATCTATTTTGCAACCGACACCAAAGAACTGTTGATGAACGGTGTGAATTATGGAGGAAGCGGTGTCACAGATGTCAGTTTTGACAAAGGCAGCAATAAACTTATCGTTACCAAATCATCAGGCAAGACCGAATATGACCTGACGGAACTCATCAGGTTCAAGACATCATTGCCAGACAGCCTTGCCACTCCTTCGAAACTGGGCGGTCTTCCGGCTGGGACAAAGGTCGAGACCTTGAAGACAAAGACGCTGAGCCAGATTTTCGAGGATATTCTCTTTGAGGAAATCCAGCCGACGGTACAGGCACCAAGTGCAACAATATCATTCAAGTCTCCTTTTACCGCCAACAAGATTCTGGAGGTTGGTGAAAGCGCACCTACCGCAGAACAGATTCAGACAGGATTTAACCGTGGTAATTGTACGGTTGTTGGCCAGGCAAACAAGAACCGCGCAGGAGAACTTATCTCCGATGACCAGTCCTTCATCTATGTAGGAAACAGTACAAGCAACAAGACATTGCCGACGAAAGTTACACTCGGTACGATGCAGTACAATTACCAGGCTCATCATGGCGCAGGTGACACCTTGCTCACTTCAAAAGGAAACAAGGCGACCGTGTCCCCTAATCCGCTTCCTGAAGGTACTGTGAAATCAGGTGCTGTCTACCTTTATGGTACCTATCCGTTTTACTGTAATGGTTCTTCAGCTTCTACCTCTGCCGGAGATACCAATTTCCCGTCTGCCGCAGCTCCTGATACAAAGCTTCCGCTGCAGAAATGGACTGATACATTAATTGGAGCGAAATTTGCTTCTGAAGCAGCAACCGGAACCCGCCTTGAATTCTACTTCCCTTCAGAAAAGAATGTATCAAAAGTCGAGTTCTATAATACGGTGTCCGGAAAGTGGGAAGTCTTCGGAACGGACAAGTACACCGTATCTGATGCAGGAAACAAGACCGTACAAAGTGTTCAGATTGCATACAAGAAGCTGACAACGACAGGTGCCATGTCCGGTGCATTACAACTTCGCTTCACAGTTTCCGATGCCGGGAAAAAACTTGTAGACGAGCCGGACACATATAATGGCGAGGAAATTACGGATGAAGTGATAGCCATGCTTGCACGAAACAGCCGTGAAGTTCCCTTTGCCATGCCGATGAACAATGTCATGCCGATGGCTTCAACAACAGGAAACCGTCCTGCGGGTGTTGCTTCCTTTGCCGTGAACTTTGAGCCTGGAGGACAGGCGCCACTGGATGCCCGTCAGCTTGTTCCAAACAAGACAGACCTTATTGCCGCAGCTACCTATTCAGGAAAGAATACTTATAACGGCATGTTGGTCGTTGTTGGAGATAACGGGGACGGCAAACCGGCTCTGTATGTCCTGAAGGACATGACAAAGATTACCCAGGCTGATTATGACGGATGGATTCGTCTTGACGTCGGTGCACAGACACTCATCCAGATTATCAATGACCTCACAACGGGCGGGACTAATAAGGCACTTTCCGCCGAGCAGGGTAAAGTTCTGAAAGGTCTGGTTGACACACTGACAAACAAGGTCAACGCGCTTGGTGCCGTATATGTGCCAAAGGGTACTCTGGCAGACCTTAGTGCCCTGAAAGGGGTGGCTTCTGTATCGAAAGGCCACGTATATAACGTTACGGCAGAAGTTACCCTGAACGGCAAGAAATATCCGGCTGAAACGAACTTCGTCTACATCGGAGAAACGGCCAATCAGGCAAGTGTGGAAACCAACTGGGATTCCTTGGGTGGTACGGTCGATTTGACAGCGTATGCAAAGAAAGCTGACCTCGAAGGATTTCTTACCGAAGAGGATTTGGCTGGATATGCCAAGGCTGTAGATGTGGCGAACACCTATGCCACAAAAGCTGCACTGAGTGAGGCTATCGAAGGGCTTTCCTCCACTTATGCGACCAAGGCTGAACTGACCAGCTATGCAACGAACGAGACTCTGAAGCAGTATGCCACTAAACAGGATCTTGATGATGCGTTTGCATGGAATGAGGAAACCGAGTAATAATATGTGGGGGCTTTGTATCAGAGCCCCCCATAAATCCCAATGACATGGCGAAAAAGAGATTCAACAATTATTTGAAATATGCCACCTTCAAGAAAGAACTGGAAGCCGGTAACATATTGCCTGATTCCGTTTCCTACATCAAGGAGATACGGGCTATCTATACCCATGGGGAATATTATGGCAATGGATGCATATCCAGCGTGAATGCTGGTACGGGTGAGGTCAGTGCCGAGCTTCTTCCGAACGTGTTCCATGTGTTCGGAGAAGTATCCGTACTTAACGTCACATTTGGAAAAGGCTTTCCAGGCATTGCCAATGAGTACATGTTCCAGTTTTCAAGTGGTGTTACGCCTACCGTCCTGAATCTTCCTGAAGGTGTGAAATGGATAGGAAGCAGTGTTGTCAGGGCCAACAGGACGTATCAGGTAAGTATTCTTAATAATATAGCTGTGATGGGAGGTGCTTTATGAGTTTGTTAAGACGCAGATTGCTTATACTGGCGGCCATGAATAATGGACTGCCTAATATGCCGATTCGGTTTAAGACCGGCGAAAGGGCTGTATTCAGTGACGGAAAGCATGGATATTTCTCAATGGACAGAAGATTTGTTCGTGATAAGAACATGTCACGAATGTATTTCAAAGACGGGAAACGGATTAGTGTGCTGAAGAAAAGAAACTGAACTAAAATAAAATAGGAGTGCCACTGCACTCCTTGTAATAAATTTTTTATTAACCATCCTACCATTGGCAGAACTCCACAAATATAGATGTAATTTTATTATGAACAAAATAGATTCAATAATAATTCACTGCTCAGCCACACGTGCCGGGCTGGACATAGGTAAAAAGGAGATTAATCAGATGCACGTATCCCGTGGCTTTCAGTGTATTGGGTACAACTACGTTATCCGGCTGGACGGTACGGTAGAAGTTGGCCGTTCGCTCACTATTGACGGGGCGCACTGTAATAGCAAGGGATTCTCAGGTGTGTCGTACAACAAACATTCAATTGGTATCTGCTATGTGGGTGGACTGGATGCAAACGGAAAGGCTGCCGATACCAGAACGCCGGAACAGAAGAAAGCGCTGGCCAAGTTGATTAAGGAACTTTGCGGAAAGTACCAGATTGTGGAAGTGTTGGGCCATCGTGACACATCGCCTGACCTGGATGGTGATGGTATCGTGGAACCTGAAGAGTGGACGAAGATGTGTCCTTGCTTCGATGCTAAAGAAGAATATTCAGATTTGCTTGCAGCGTGATAGTAAAATTGTGAAACTTGAGAGCGTTCTTTGACTTGTTGGAACACCGTTTTATTTGCTTAGTAGAAAAAAAGTTATCAATTTATTTGCAGATAGTAGAAAAATAGTTATCTTTGCATCATCCACATAGCAGTAATGCTATTTCGTTAAATAATAAATAGTTTTTTTATGAAGGTAAAAAAAGTAAAGTCCGTGAAGGATTTATTAGAAGCGAATGGGTGGAAATATTCAAGAACCAAAGGTGACCATGCTATATACCGGAAGGAAGGTGCTCCTCGCTCCATCCCAATTCCTGGTAAAGATAATGATGAGGTTGCCATTGGGACACTGATGAGCATCTTACGACAGGCTGGTTTAAAAGAGTCTGATTTCGATAAGATTTGACACCCGATTAGGACAGCAGGATGAAGATTAGCACATCCTGCTTGTCTAATAGGTGTATAAAGGCTTACTTACTTATTTGAAACTATATATAAAAGCGAAACTTCTACACACATTGAATTATGAAAGCTTTGACTGTTATCATTGAGAAAACTGAAAACAATTATTCAGCTTATCTCGCAGAGGTCGATGGTATTGTCGCTACTGGGCACAATATTGATGAAATCAAAGCAAACATTGTTAATGCTATTACTGCATTACTTGAAGATTGCCAAGAGTATGGAGATGAAATTCCTGAAGAGCTTAAGGGAGACTATTCATTGACCTTTAAAATGGATGTAAAATCATTTCTTGAATTTTACACAGGGATTTTTACAAAATCTGGACTTGAACGCTTAACAGGTATTAATCAAAAACAATTATGGCATTATGCTTCTGGTAGTCGTAACCCAAGACCAGAGCAAGTTATTAAAATCGAAACAGCGCTTCACAAATTAGGTGAAGAATTAATATCTATAAATTTATAGGTGGCTGTCCTAATCGCTTCTAAAATTTATATAAGGCGGTGTTCCAAGCAGGTTCACCGCTTTTTTTATGCCTAATTTT